TGTACACGTTGCAGGGCTTCATCTAAGCCCCAACCCATTGCGTTAGCATAGCCGTATATCACGTACACTAGGTCAGCCAGTTCCTTTAACTCTAACTCAGTCGTGCCAACGAAGTATTCGCTATGCCACTCATTAAACTCCTCCATAATAAGGGTGGCGTATAGGTCTGCGTCTGGTTCCTGTCCCATGATACGGCTAAACTCTTTAACCATAGCCATAGGGGGTTTAGGTGCTGGTGGTGCAGTGTAGTAGTCTACACCCAAGTCTTCCATATCTTGTCGGGTAATCATCTATACCTCTCTTCCATAAAACTCTGTAGGCTCAAAAGCCTTGTTTGCGTCAAACAGATACCAGCAGGCATCCTCTTTACCTACACCCTTACTGTCTTCTACCCACTTAACACGACCCACAGACACCACCTTAGTGCAGTAAGTCATAAGTGCTGCTGACTGCTTAGTGTGCATCCAGTTAGCATCGAACAATAACCATGTAGGTGCTAAGTCCATACAGTGTTCGATTAGGGGGTGCAATACCTTTCTATCCCAAGGTGGGTTAGTGATGATATAATCTACAGCACCCTCTGGGCAGTACATGTCGAACACGTCTAACTTGTATATCGTCTTAGCCATAGGCTCAATATCACAAGCGAACCTACACGTACCTAGACCATCCGTCAAATCACTGATGTGCTTGATTAGACGACCATCACCAGCACAAGGCTCTATGTAAGTGAAGGGCTTATGTGCTACGTGATCTATGAGAGGTTCAACAGCCTTAACTGGCGTAGGGTAGTAGTCTCTGGGCTTCCTTTCAAAGTCAGAATACTTACCCATCCCAATCTTCAATCTCCAACGGTTCAATGTTGGTGTCGAAGTACCGTTTTAGTTGATAGGCTTCATCAAGGGTAGAGTACCACATATTGCAGAAACCCATTTCACCGTCAACCTCAAGGCGAACGACACACATAAACTCCCAATCGTCCTCTACACCTTCGTCCCGCAACTCTTCCTCAGGGAAGTCCTCACGAGAGATAGGTCCCTCAACTACACCCCAAATCTTAGCTTTGCTTGGGGTATCTTCTGGTTCGTCAAGCCACTTCCTGAGAGCAGACTTAATCTTCTTTAGGACACTCATTCAACCAATCCTCCGGTATAAGTTTATCAGCATACTGGAACCCGTGCTTATCACACCAATCACCGTATGTCGTTTTAGAGCCTTTGTTTATCTTTGCCCTAGAGTTAGAGAACACAAACCGAATGTCAAGGTCTGGTCGTTGTTTCTTGACTAGGAGGTGCTTCTTTCTATCTGCTGTAAGAAACCTACCTTTAGTCTCAACAATGATGCCATTGCTCAGTATCCTAAAGTCGGGTGTGTACTTTCGTTTCTCATGTACCTCATACTCAATCTTGAGTACCTCATACTCGAAAGACACACCCAAGTCTTTAAGCTGCTTGGAGACCCTACCCTCTAGGCCGGACCTGTATCCGTGCTTGATGCCGTTGGCGGTTGCCATAGCTCTCCCTCTTTCCTACGTAGCCACAAAAGTCGTGCGTTCTCAATGACACGTTCTTCGTCGCCATCGTATGCTTTTAACACAACGTCCCACATCTGGTCCTCAGTCTCACAACCTGCAAGCATCTTAGCAGCCTTAACTGCACCGACCCTAAACAGACCTATGATGTTATCCGCTGCGTCACCAGTGAGGATTTGAGTGTAGAAGAACAACATCCCGTCAAACTCTGAGACCTCTTTCCACTCTCGCCTATTGAAGTTGAAGTGACGACAAGGAATTTGTAGCATGTCCTTATCAATAGAAGCCACTACGGTGTCAGGACCGTACTTTGTAGCTGCTATAGCAATAAGATCGTCAGCTTCCTCACCGTCACTTACAACTGCACCCCACTTGTTCACTAGGTGATCCCTAGTTATACCCAAGTGCTTAGGCTTCTCTACTGTCTTCCTGTTCCCCTTGTAGGGGGCAGACTTGGCAATATCAAAGCGGAAGTTAGTCCTACCTGTTAGAAACACTTCATAGTCAGAAGGGTCAGGGAACATAAGGGTCTCCCCAAGGACATACTCTATAAGGTCATCAGCCTTACGTTTTGCATCCTTGGGGAGTAGGTCTTGAGTAGAAAAGGCTGCACGATAAGCAATAATGTCACCGTCGATCAGCACTTTTCCTTCAATCATCAGAAGTTATAACCCCACCATTCGTTACCGTTGTCAGACACAAACCCTGCGTCAGTGACGTAGGTGTAACCAACACTAGTTGCGAAGAAGGCGATAGCTTGTGCAAAAGATACAATATCGTCTACATTGTCACGAGTGTACGTGACTTCTTCGCTTTCACCATGACCATCATCTTCATCGAAGATTGCTGTAAGTACCAACTTCATTATGCTGCATCCATATTAAAGAGTTCGTCGTCAGGGTTAGCCACATATGTATCCTCGTAAGGAATGTGGTCAGTGACACCCAAGTTAATCAAACGGACACCAGCACCTTTAGAGTACGTTTCAAACTGCACTTTAGCTCGTGTGCCATTACCCAGAGGTCCATCGTCTTCAAAGGACCACCACCGCTTGTTCTCAGCTCCCTCAGTCAGATTAACGACACCAACAGGACCACCGTAGTTCACATCAACCTTACCGTTCTTATTCTCGAAGGTCTTGATGTTGTCTGGTACTGGACGTTTCAGCTTCATAAACATACCAATACCGTAGTCTTGGTTGCCTTGAATAATACGGTCAGAGTTCATCGGGTTAGGGTCGAGACCGTCAGCAAGTAGTTGGTCAATCTGATCTTGCTCGGTGAAGTATGCGTTCACTACATACTGTCCACCCTTTTGAGCTACAGCTTGAGCAACACGGTTGCCATCAGGGTTTCCCATGTCTGCGTTCTCTTTGAACACTTTAGCGTATTCGAGAACCATATCCATCGTGTATTTAGCCATTGTCGGGTTCCTTCTCTTGGCTGTGTATTATACTATAGGCACCCAAAACAGTAAAAGTAAAGCTGGATGCCTTGTGTTTTTTGTCTTTAGTTTATGTAGCTATCTTATGTTGCATCAAAGACTCACTTTAGTGAATGTCAGCGTAGGTATCACCGAACTGAGCATCCACACCTAGTGGTACGTTCAACTTAACTTTGTCGTTAAGCACCTTTGCTGCGTTGTGCATAATAGCTTCCACATTCTTCTCTTGTCCTTTCTCCACTAGAGCAATGATCTCATCGTGGAACTGCCCAATGGTCTTAATGCCATTCTTACGACACAGAGCTACCCAAGTGTCGAAGCAGTAAACCCCAGTACCTTGGTTAAGGGTACTAAAGCGATCTTTCTCACTACGCAGTGAATACCAAAACCCAGAGACAGGATTCTGTAGCCACATGTTGCCAAACAACTCCCTAGTACGAAGGTTGTTAGCTACCTTCTCCAAGGACCAGTTACGCTTCCAGAAAGCCTCTAGGAGCTTCTTAGCGTCCCCTGTAGACATGCCTGTACCTCTGGATAGGGTAGAGGCCCCTACACCATAGGTAGCGCTGTAGTTGACCACCTTATAGGCTTTACGAAGGTTCTTAATGTCTGGCCGTTCTCCACGGTTGTAGGCATCAATCTCTTCTTGTGTTACCATCCCTGCAAACTTAGCAAGGTCAAGGTGAGGGTCAAAGCCTTCACGGCTCATTTCCTCTACGTAGTTAGGGTCTAGGGGTTTCATGTAGTGTCGTTTGGTAGTGTCCTCTAGGCTGGTCATGTCAGCACCACACAGTGTGTATCCCTCTGGGCAGGTTAGTACCCCACGGATAACATCACCATAAGGCTTGTCTACACCCGGTAGGTTGACCAGAGGCTTCATGTGCTTGAAGCGTAGGGTGTTCGTTAGTCCACCCACACTAGCTTGTAACCAACCGTCTGTGTGACCCTCTAGGAAGCTCTTGAGGATACCTGCCCTGTGTGTAAGTACAGTCAGCCCATCCAGAAGGTCAACAGCAGCGTCAACAGAGGAAAGCTCTCGTACACTCTCACATAACTCACCATCCTTTCTTACTTGTTCTAGTTGTCGTACATCACCAGTCTTCTTGTCCCGCAGGAACTTGAAGGTACGTGGCTTCCAACCAAGACTAAAGAGCCAGTCTTTTACTTGGTCGTTAGAGTTAGGGTTAGCCCGTTCCTCTCCAGTCTTGACGACAAGTGATTTTGCGGAGATTGGCATCTTATTCTCCGCACATAGTGCAACCCACTTTTCACCATTAGACGACAGTGTGCCATCTTTCTTGTGCATAACCTTTGGTTGTGTAGCTACCCGTGTTAGTTCTCTCTTAGGCATAGCATCAGCTAATTGCTCTACCTTCTGGGCTTTGAGTGACATAATTTCGTCGTAGGCTGCTTGAGCTTTGTCTACGTCTAATTTCCACCGTAGGGCCTCTTGCTCCCTAGCGCAGTCCATCTTGAACGACAGGTAGTCGATAAAGCGGTCCTTGTCCTCTTGTACAGGGTACAACTTGTTCAACTTAAGCTCTAGGTCACGCCACAAGCGAGTGTTGATCTTAACGTCCTCATTGCACCTGTGAGCATACTCTTCTGGTGTCAGGGTGTTCCAGTCCTTAATGACAGGCTTGGGTACTCCATAGTCCTCTCCGTAGCCCTCAAGACCATGCTTAGGTCTATCATGGTTTAGATACCAGCTTAGCGCTAGTGTATCCACTAATCGAGCCTTTACCTTGATACCTAGTACCTTTTCCACCGCAGGTATATCGAAGCGGATGATGTTGTGACCAACCAAAACGTCTACAGTCTCGAAGAACGTCCTCATATGCTCATAGTCGTGCATGTAATGGACTTGTCCGTCCGT